CTCCGGTCTCATAGAAGCGTTAGCGCAGGCGGTTGCCCACGCGGTCCCTCCCCATGGGAGGAGGAACCACATCGCGCTTCTCGTCAACGTGGGTCGAGATGACATCTTATCGGGAACGGTCGTAAACCTTCCCCTATCGCCGTAGGTCGCACCAGGTCCAAAGCGCCCGTCCAGAAGATCCGGACAGGGGCCAAGGATATCAGCTACTTTCTTACCGATCCGGCGGATAATCCGCTGAATCGCCTCGTCTTGCTCGGACAGAAGCCCGAAACCAAGAAAAGGAAGTAGCCTACGGTTTGTGCGGAAGCACTCATGTTCGGACTTCCAGAAATTGCCTAGAGCAGCGGCCTCGCGGTCGAAGCTCGTCGGCAAGTCCTGGTTCTTCCTCAACAGGTCGACAGCCATGGCATCTCGCCAGAATCTGTCGGGATCTGTGTCGTCGTAGTGCTTCGGGTCAACTCGCATCGACGCGAGACTGTCCCAACACCGGTACCTAATCTGTATCGCTACAGACAGGGCAACCGGAGTGGCGAGGTCCTCACACATCGTGAGAACCACACGCTCCACTTCATGTGGAAGAGTGTCAAGTGGCATCTACTCTGCTCCGTCAAGTGGCAGAGTAGCCGGCTTGGAAACAGGACTTGACGAGAGAGCTGACCAGGAGGTTGAACCCCTGGCTGACCGCCTCGTTGACGTCCGTCGAAGCCATCCCCAACGGCAGCACCGCGCTGCTCGTGATGATGGCCTTGTCCACAACCCGGGTGATGCCGTCGGTACCAGTCACCGTGACGGGGTACGTGAAGGTCGCTTCCAGGCGCCGCGCAGTCCCCGGCCCATTGGGCCGGGAGCTAAGCTGCAGCGTCGGTCGAAACGCAGCCGCACTCCCCACGGTCTCGCAACGCCAGAGGGCGCTCGAGCGATCACCAGCTGCCGGGATGAGACCCGAGTAGGTGATGTCGGTAGTACCGTCGTTCTTTTTGACGGTGATGTTTGCCAAAGATGGCATGGTTTGACTCCATTTAAAGGAACACCAGACGTAACTCACGTCTTAAGGTGCTGAACCAACAAAGAGGCAGCGGTTGCTGCCCTAGTTGGGGAAAGTGCCTTAGGCACCGAGAACCTCAGCGTCGGCCCTGGAGGGGAACCAACACTTCGGATCATGCACATACTCTCCGCCACCCATCTCTCACGAGAAGGATGGAGATCATAATAGTGCAGTTGTTTGGACAACGCGAACTGAGTTCGGTTGGCAAGATCCAGGCTCACGCCCGGAAATCCATACATAGCGCCGAGAACATCACCAATGTTCCCAACCCAGTCCACCAAAAAGGAGAACGGGACCGCTTCCCAAACAACAGAGAGTGGGTTCACAAGACCCAATTGATTGAGCAAATACGTGTTAGGATTTATGATCCTTACACGCGCGTCAAGTCTCCATCTGTTTTCGACCGTAAAGTCTACGACATGGTGAGAGAAACCTGACCCCACAACTTCCCGGTAAGAGTGTAATTCTTTCTTACCTGCGGTAGCGTGGATTGGCGGCAGTTCCCCCAAAAGGAGTTCTGTCGCACGCTCAATGTCAGCCCAGAGGGGTGACAGGCCAAACCAATATTGGAGCCAGTCATTGCCCAAGGACTTAGCACCGGATCTCCACTGACGTGGTCGTCCGGAGACTCGTCCACCAAGGGACAGCTCACGCCGTGCCTTGCTAAACTGACCGCGACGTGCGTACCTCACGGCACGCACACCCCGCATGAAGTTCGATTCAATCAGATCGAGCAGCTGTTGCCGCTCTAACCAATCGTTAGCCAACTGCGCCGAAGCGCCGTAGACCTTCTCTCGAAACCTCTCATAAACCCGGTTGTAAAGCGGGTCAGAGAACTGCGGGTACATAGAACCGGCATACCAGACGCCATCAGAGACGCCTTTGTATGTCACGGGATCCAGGCTCGAGTAGCCAAGGATCCTGTTCTGCGTAACACTGTACTCGAGCGGAAGGTTGTGAGGCTTCCGTTGTCGATACCACCGACGATTAATCGTCAGGTGGACGGGTTTGAACCCATACAGGTTGGGCGGACCATTCATCGAAACGGATTTCGTAAACGGCCCTGTGGTTGGTGTAACCATTGATCACTCTTATTTAAGGAGTTTAGGAGGTAGCGAACCTCCGATGGTCACCTTGTCCTTTTCCAAGGGACATCGTAGTCCACCTACGAGTCTGCTGCTGCAGTGTAAACGCACCAAAGTGGTAGCGCTCACAAACTTCCATGGAACAGCCCCATGACAGGTCGTCATGGGTCCAAGGAAGTGATCGACTCGCCCATTGTAAGGGCGACGGCGAGGAAGATCTTACCTGATGACCCTCACAGGTCAAAAGGCTGATCTCCCCCACGCCGGACATGGCACGGCTGTGAGGCCTGTGTCACCGTCGACAGGATGGCTAGCTAGGCCATCCTAGAAGAGACCCCGTGAG